TGACCATCGTGAATTTGACAATATCCCAAATGAAGCAGAACTTGCAAACCTCAAACGTCTTGCAGAATTTCTTGAGCAAGTCAAAACAGTACTTGGAGGCAAGCCCATCATGGTCAATTCGGCTTTCCGATCAAAGCAAGTCAATGATGCTGTGGGCAGCAAAGATTCTAGTCAGCATCGTATCGGCTGCGCTGCTGACTTTCAAGTTCCCAGCATGACGCCAGATGAGGTTGTCAAAGCCATCATTGCCGCTAATCTGCCATTTGACCAGGTGATACGCGAGTTTGACCGCTGGACCCACATCAGCATACCCAACGTGGCCGGTGCTGTGCCACGAAAGAGTAAGCTGATAATTGACAGGGCAGGCACACGGCCCTACGTCTAAGGATGCGGAGCATTCTTAGGTGTTTCCACGCACACATAGACCGCAGCATACTGGCCTCGGGTTGGCCCCGTCCAACGGTCTACATACACGCCGCAAACGGTCTTTAGCGTCTTGCAGATAGTCTTGGAAGTTGCGCCAAAATGGTCTGCAATCTCATTGATTGTCAGACCATCTTCGGACGCCAGTAGCAGGTCACGTATCGCGTGGTGTCTGGACTTCATCTTCGTCTTTTAAAAGTTCTTGCAGTTCATCTTGAGTGACAAACGGGATGCCAAATTGTTTCTCGCGTATGCGCTGCTCCATTGCAATGCGCTCAAACTCATCGTCTTCTTCAGTGCGTATCATTTCTGCTCCTTCAGCCAAACCAAGAAACTGTCTCTTGTGTCGTTTTCCCACGGCATCTCTTTGACCTTTTCAGCAATCTGTTCAAAGGCTTCAGCCCTTCCGACCTTGCAGCCTTCTTTGTAAGCATCAGCATCAGCATCAGCATAAGCATCAGCAGTAGCATAAGCAGCAGCAGCATCAGCATAAGCAGCAGCAGCATAAGCATAAGCATCAGCATAAGCAGCATCAGCAGTTCTTTCGCTGCACATGCGCTGTTCATCTGTCAGCGGCTTGCGCTGTGCTGCAATTGAATTCATAGCATCTCGCCATCCATCGTTGTAATGGTCTTTTGGGTTCCATTGCACTGGTGCTGGCTGTGCCAAAACGTCAATCACATCTGACAACAATCTACGCAACGGGTCTACTGGGTCAAGCATGGCCCATTCCTCTGCGATACGCTCTTTAAGTCGTTCTTTCATGTGTTCCCCCTTGCTCGGATAAGTTCAATCTTTGTTTCGTACCAATTTGTCTCTTGCCCACGCTTTGCCAATCCATATTGCGTCATTAGCACTGGCAAAGCATACTCAAGGTGATTAACAATCTTTGAGCGTTGTACTTGGTAATGCCCTTCAAGGTCTTGGCTCATTTCACTCATGTTTGTCCCCTTTCACGAATAGCTTCGGCAATCAAAGGCAAATCAAAAGATTCACACACTTTCGCACACGCCTCACGCTCATCAGCACGGACTAGCGCGGCAAAGCGTTCAATTCTTTCTACTACATCTGGCGGAGGTTTTAACCATGTACAGATTCCAGCCTCTCGCGCCATTTCCATGATTGTTTTACTCATTTTCTTGCTCCTCTTGTTTTTGTGGCATATGAATTGTTATGAATCTCACAGCCTTATCGCCGTCTTTCAGCAACAGGGTCACCGTTGCAGCTTGTAGATCGCTGCCATAACGCAAGTTCAATGCCTCCCAAACATGGTCTGCTTCAGTCATCCTCGTTTGGCGCTTGCGCCAGCCTGAGTCTGTATTGCTCATACGCGCCCCCTTGGTGTAGCCAACAGCCACCGGCTGCCAAGCAGTCGGATGCTACGCGCCCACTGGCGCTGGTAGGCACGTTGGCCTGGGAACAGGCTACGCGCTTGGGTTAATCGAGTTATGTTCATTTGGTTGCTTCCTTGAGTAGTTCTACGCGCTCACGGGCGACGCGCAGGGTGTTATAGCGCTGGTGCAGACGCTCCAGCACCGTGACGCGTTTGCCCATAACGCGTTCTTCAGCCAACAGTGCCAAGACTTGTTCTTCAGTCTTTAAACTCAAGTCACTGTTCAGTTTTCGCCATGAAATCATAAATTTTTCTTTCTAGTTCTACTACTTCGGCGTCCGTGCGTTTAAAGCTGCGTACAGCCGCGTTCATCTGCCGTTCCTTGTGCTTGGCCTCAGACCTTGCGGCCTTCAGCTTGGCTTTCCATTGATCTATTCGTTTCATTTAAGTGCTTCCAATGCAATTTCAGACACGGCCTGCTTGGTGTGCAGCGCCGCCCAAATCTTTTCGTCTACAGTTTTCTCAGTCATCAGAACATAGACCCACACGTCATGGCGCTGGCCGCTGCGGTGGAGTCGTCCGACAGTCTGCTCGAACAACTCAAGACTCCACGGCAAGGACAGAAAAACCATATGCTGTCCCCCATGCTGTAAGTTAAGACCATGACCTGCGGATTTTGGATGCACGGCAAGGATTCGTACTTCACCCCGATTCCATCGAGCGATTGCATCATCGTCGTCAAGCGTTGTAATTCTGAATCGCCGTTTAAGTTCGGCAAGTTCTTCTTTGTAGGTGTAAGCAATGATGGTGTTTGCATGTTGGTTTTCCTCTAAGAGTTCCTCTAGCCGATCAAATTTGTGGGGGCTGTACCACACAGGGGTCTGTGTTATCGTGAACTTACCGGGCACGTCGGAGGCTTCGCTGTTGGTGTCGTAGACAAACCCCGACGCCAGTTGCTGCAACTTGCCTGTCACTACGCCAGCATTGACTGCCGTGATCGTGTCCAGCACAAACTCTTTCTTCAACTTGTTGTACGGCGTCAGGTCCATCTTGCACACCACCTCCACGTGATGGCAGGGCGGCAGTTTGTCTTTGTACTCACCTGGCTCCAGCACATACGTTGCCGGTTTAATCTTGGCCATAACTTTATCAAGCGCGCCTACACGCGGTGCCCACTCGCCAAACTCGGGGTTGAGCAGCACGAAATACGTTTGCATGAACGCGCCCTTGGACCGGCCCAGCAGGTCTTGATTGACGATCTTGCATTGACCAAACACATCCTCAAGCCCGTTGGACGTAAACGATCCGGTCAAGCCCCAACGCACACGCATAGGCTCCATGATCTTGAGCAGCGCTTTAAAGCGTGTGCCGGAGGGGTTCTTTAGGCGCGTCAGTTCGTCAAACACAATGCCGTCAAAGTTCAGCTTCTGAAGGGCCAGCCATTGAATGTTGTCGTAATTGGTCACTACCACCTGCGCGTTTGATCTGAGCGCCGCCAGCCGCTGTTTAGGTGTGCCCACGGCCACGGCCAGCGTCACACTGGGTGCCCATTTGGGCTGCTCGGCAGGCCACACGTCGGTGCAGACCCGCTTAGGGGCCAAGACAAGGAAGCGCCTGACGTGCTGATCGCGCAGCATCTCCCACATGCCGGTCAGCGTGATGGCGGTCTTGCCTGCACCCACTGGCGCAAGCACCATCGCACGGTCATGCTCGTAGATGAAGTCAGCCGCCAACTCTTGATACGGTCTTAACGAAAGCATCAATCTGCTCCTTGTTCCATAAACACACATAATTCTGTTGTAGGTAGGCCATGTCTGCGGCAAACAATTGCTGCAACAGCGACAGCCTGCCGCCCTTCGTCTTGAGTTCCACGAACCAAGTGCTGCCGTCAGGCAGGCAAGCTATCCTGTCCGCTACGCCTTTGCGCCCTGGCGACGTGAACTTCCACGTCTTACCACCCGCACGCTCGACAGCCCAAACAAAGTGACGTTCAACTTCTGATTCTTTCATGCCCGAATAATACATGAAAAAAAGTTTTGTGCAGCATTTATTTTATGTGCTAAGATGGCATCACCCAATCTTGGGTAGCAACTAAAGGACAGTAAAATGGACACCAGAATTGAAACAGACGGCGCAAGCGTCACCGTTAGCGAATACGATGACGGCGTATGGATTAGCGTCAATCGTCATTGCGCGTACACCAGCGCGGGCCTCACCCGAGCGCAAGCAGAACAACTGCGCGACGGCATCAACACTCTTTTGGAGACAGCAGATGCAGCACAGTGACATCGTCGGCGGCTCGACCGCCAAGCGCGTCATCAACTGCCCTGGCTCCGTAGTGCTGGTGCAGAAGATGCCCCCAAAGCCCAGCAGCGAACACGCCGACCGTGGCACCTTGCTGCACAACGCCATCAGCGCCATCTTGGAAGACATGAACGTCGATGTGATCGGCACGACTTACGAAGGCCAAGTGCTGACGCAAGACTTGTACGATGAGAAGATCTTGACGGCTTTAGCTTTACTGGACGAAGTAGACCCTACAAAGGAGATGATGTATGAGGTGGAGACTCGTGTTGGTTTTGGCGATCTCTTACCTAACGTTTTTGGCTCTACTGACCTTGTTGGTCGGATCGGTGATCGTGCTATCGTCTTGGATTGGAAGTTTGGCGACGGCGTTGTAGTCGATGCGGTGGACAACGAACAACTGATGTTCTACGCCGCTGCGGCCATGCGTACAGATTCTGCTAAGTGGGCGTTTGATGGCGCAACAGCGATCGAGTGCATCATCATCCAGCCGCCCATGATTAAGCGCTGGGTGACCACCAAGGAGCGTATCGCGCAGTTTGAGCGTGATCTGGTTAAGGCTGTGCAAGCTGCGCAACTGCCTGACGCCAAGTTGGCCATTGGCGACCACTGCCGGTGGTGCGCGGCCAAGCCGGTGTGCCCTCTGATGACAGGCGCAGTGGACCGCGCTTTGCAAACTCAGATGCAAGAGCTTGACATCACAATGCTGGGCCAGTACCTGAAGAATGCCGACCTTATCGAAGAATGGATCAAAGACCTTCGCGGGTTGGCGATCCAGTTGCTCGAAAAGAATTTGCCGGTGCCTGGTTACAAACTGGTCGCCAAGCGCGGCACACGTCAGTGGGCCGACGAACACATCACCAAGGTGGCGATTGAATTTGCGGGTCTTAACCCGTACAAAGAACCTGAACTTCTTTCACCAGCGCAAGCTGAAAAGATGTTCAAAAAGAGCAAGTTGATACTGCCCGACGAATTATTTGTCACAGTGTCTTCAGGCACAACACTGGCAAGCGAGGATGACCCCCGCCCAGCAGTGTTGCAGTTGAGTGGCTTGACAGCTGCTCTTTCTAAAATCCAATGAAAGTTAAAAATGCAATTGACTACTTTTTCTTCGGCAAATCTGCCAGCAGTTTCTTCTTTGTCTACATCGCTTCGCGCTCTTGAAAAAGACGTAGGCCCAACCGGTAATGTCATTCTCAAAATGGACAAGACAGGCCATTGGGTCTTTGGTGCGGATCAGACCGAAGTAGAGGCCGAGTCCCTCTGGGCGATCAATCCTTTCTCTTTTATCCACGGCTTTATCGCTTGGGGTGACGGCGAAGTGTTGGGCGAAAAGATGGTGGGCGTTGCTGAACCGTTGCCTGAACTTGAAGCCGCGCACAAGGACGCCAAGCGCGGTTGGGAAACGCAGATCGGCATGTCTTTGAAATGCACCACAGGCGAAGACAAGGACATGGAGGCGCGCTTTACGACCACTTCGGTGGGCGGTAAAAAAGCGGTTCAGGCTTTGGGTGTTGCCATTGCTACGCAAGTAGATAAAGACCAAGCCAAGCCTGTTGCTATTGTGAAACTCAAAAAGGATCACTATCAGCACAAGTCCTACGGCAAAATCTACACGCCAGTGTTTGAGGTTGTCGAGTGGGTTGGTCTTGATGGCGCGGCTACTGTCGAGCCAGAACCAGAAGCACCAGCACCAGCCGGTCGCCGCCGCCGGTCTGCTTAATTAAATCGGGGGCTGTTAAGCCAGCGTTCGAGGATGTTTCTGTAGGGGTTTTCTGGCTTTCTTTCCTACCTAGACGAGACCAAATCGAAGCCCCCACCTAACAACGAAGGTTCGGTCTGACGCATCAGAACGGCAAATATACGGTGAGATACATAATTGCTAAAAGTAACAGGACTACAGCCAGTGTAGGCGACGCCCTTGTCGGCGTGGTGTATGGTGACGACTCACACATCTTCGGATGGGGTACACAAAACTGCGAAATGACCAAACGTGTAGAAATGCTCACAGGTGGATAACCAATTCCACAACCTTCACCCTATTCAATAAAGTAAAGTATGGTTTATATTGACTTTGAAACCCGTAGCGCCTGCGACCTAAAAACCGCAGGCGTTTACAACTACGCGCAGCACAGCAGCACCGAAGTGCTGTGCATGTCCTACGCCTTTGACGATGATGAAGTGCAGACTTGGGTCAGCGGCCCGTTACCTGACTTTACCGGCCACATGATCTACGCCCACAACGCTGCGTTTGAGCGCCTTATGTTTTGGTACGTTCTCCAGCAGAACTACCCGCTTGAATCCTTCTACTGCACGGCTACCCAAGCCCGTGCCAACTGCGCGCCTGGTGGCCTAGAAGATGTGGGGCGCTTCGCAGGCGCGACCATGAAGAAAGACTACCGAGGTGCCCAACTGATACGATTGTTGAGCATACCCAAGTCCGATGGCACGTTCAACAACGACCCGACCCTAATGGCCGAGATGGTCGCCTACTGCGAACAAGATGTAAGGGCCATGCGAGCCGTCAGCAAGGCCATGCGGCCACTCAGCCCAGACGAGTTGGCCGACTACCACGTCAACGAACGCATCAACGACCGTGGCCTGCTAGTGGACGTGCCCCTGTGCCATGCCGCCGTCAAGTACGCTGGCGCTGAGATGGACGAGATCCAGAAGATCGTGTCCGAGGTTACCGAGGGCCAGATCACATCTGTGCGCTCGCCCAAGATGCGCGAGTGGGTGCTGGAGCGCGTCGGCCCTGAAGCTAAAAAGCTGATGTGGACCGGCGAGAAATATTCCATAGACAAAACCGTACGAGCGAATCTGCTTGCGATGGAGAACCATGATGAAGTCCCCCCAGATGTGGCCGAGGTTATACAGTGCGCCGATGACCTTTGGGCGTCGTCGGTTGCGAAGTTCAGCCGCTTGGCAAGTTTGGCAGATGAGGAAGACGCCCGAGTTAGAGGTGCCTTTGTTTTTGCTGGAGGCAGTGCAACAGGGCGCGCTTCGTCGTACGGCGCTCAAGTCCATAATCTCCCGCGTAAAAGCGCTAAAGACCCCGACGCCGTCCGCACAGCAATGGTTCGAGGCCATGAGATCGTGCCACGATTCGAAAAACGCATTACAGACGTTTTAAAGAAGATGCTGCGCCCTGCTATCGTGGCAGCGCCTGGCAACGTCCTGATCGCCTACGATTGGTCGGCCATCGAAGGCCGTGTGCATCCGTGGCTGTCCAACCGCCCAGCAGGCGAGACAAAGCTAGACGTGTTCCGGTCGGGCCTTGACCCGTACAAAGTCAACGCTACTGCGACGTTCCGCGTGGCCTACGACGACGTGACCGGCGACCAGCGGCAGGTGGGCAAGGTGCAAGAGCTTGCGCTGGGCTTTTTAGGCGGCGCGGGTGCCTTCGAGGTGTTTGGCCGCGTCTACGGTGTGCGCCTGACTACGGGCGAGATCGCACGGGCGGTCGAAGGCTGGCGTAGGGCAAACCCTTGGGCTATGCAGCACGGCATACAGCTAGAAGGCGCATACCTGCGCGCCATGAGAAACAAAGGACATGAATTTGCCGCTGGAAGAATTGTGTACTTGTTCGATGGGCAGAACCTTTGGTACAGTCTTCCTTCTGGTCGGGTATTGTGCTACCCCAACGCCAAATTCGACGAAGAAGGCAACGTGACATACACCAAAGCAGCTTGGAAGCCTGCCGCCGATGCGACAGAATGGCCCCGCGCCCGTCTGTGGCGTGGGCTGGCTTGTGAGAACGTGACCCAAGCAGTCGCCCATGACATCCTACGGCACTCACTGAGACAACTGGACGGCGTGATCGCACACGTCCATGATGAAATCGTCGTCGAGTGCCCCGAGTCCCAATCTGAACAAGTAAATGTGCATATGCACCAGATCATGTGCGCGCCGCCTGCATGGGCGGCTGGTTTACCGTTGGCTGCCGAAGGCGTGACTACAAAAAGATACTCGTAAAAAAGCCCCTGCGGTTAGGCAGGGGCTAAAACTCAACAGGAGAACAAAGCGTGTTAGATTTTCTCACAAAATTAGCGCCAGAGGGCGAAACCTTCTTAATTGTCCGGCAAAAGCCACAACTTAAAGAGGGCGAGTACCAGTACCACGCCGACGGCGCGATCAAGTGTACGTGGCCTGCCATGCTGCCCGACGCTAAAATTAAAGACGATTGGGCGATCTACGGCAACACCGCCAGCTTCATCGTTGACCGTTTCAGAGATGGCCACGTCAGCGCCAGTGCCGCCAACTGCGAGTACGTCCTCGTCATGGTGCTGGACGACGTGGGCACCAAGGCCACCGTGCCGCCCTTAGAGCCAACTTGGAAGATGGAAACGTCCGAAGGTTCGTTCCAGTGGGGTTACGTTTTCAATGAGCAGCCGACCAAAGCCGACTTCAGCGCCGCCATCATCGCCATTGCCGAAGCAGGTTACACGGACAAGGGCGCGATCAACGCCGTGCGTAATTTCCGTCTGCCTGGCTCGGTCAACATCAAGCCCGACCGCAACGCTTTTAAGTCTGTTTTGCGTGAGTTCCACCCAGAGCGTGACTTTTCATTAGAGCAAATTTGCACCGCCCTGAACGTAACGCCTGCCGCGTCGGTGGATGCGTACAAGCCGATCCGGATTAGCGACGACGGCACCGATGACGTGATGGTCTGGTTGTCTGAGCAGGGTTTACTCTTATCCCGCCCAAACCAAGAAGGCTGGGCTGGCGTGATCTGCCCCAACAGCGCATCACATACCGACGGTAACCCCGAAGGCCGGTATATGCCTGCGAACCGTGCGTATACCTGCCTGCATAGCCACTGCATTGACTTTGGCAGCCGCGCTTATCTGGATTGGGTCGCTGACAACGGTGGGCCAAAACACACGCCTGGCCTGCGTGAAGAACTGCTTGCGACCGTGATGGGTTCCGCACTGGTCAAGTTGACACCCACCGAAGCGTTCCCCGATGCAGCCGCCGCCGTCATTGCAGAGGTCGAGCGCAAGGAATTGCAACGTGTTGAAAAAGAGGGTTGGTTTGAGCGCTTCGCCTATCTTCAAGACGACGACGGCTTTTTTGACTTGGTCGAGCGTCAAGAGGTGTCGCGCGCATCGTTTAACGCCATTTTCAGGCACATCGCCTGCAACAGTATCCACGGTAAGCGCCCTAAAATTGAGGCAGGCACCTGCTTTGACGAAAACCGCCAGAAGAAGGGCGCGCGCATCCTGAAGGGCGTCACCTACGCAGCAGGCGAATCGATCCTTTGCTCGCGTGACGGTATCGTTTACGGTAACCGCTGGCGTGACGCCCGGCCACCGGCCACGCCCGGTAACGTCAAGCCGTGGCTGGATCACGTCGAGCGCATGGTGCCGGACGATAAAGAGCGCGCGCATGTGCTGGACGTGATGGCGTTCAAGTTGCAAAAGCCGCACATCAAAATCAATCACGCCGTCCTACATGGGGGCAACCCCGGCAGCGGTAAAGATACCATGTGGGCACCGTTTTTTTGGTCTATTGGTGGCAAGGCACTGCGAAACGTGTCCCTTGTACGTAACGAGGAGATAACGTCTCAGTGGGGCTACGCCCTCGAGGCCGAAGTGCTGGTTGTCAACGAGTTGCGCCAGTCTGAGGCCAAAGACCGGAGGGCGCTCGAAAACACAATGAAACCTTTGATCGCCGCGCCGCCTGAATTTTTGATGGTGCAGCGTAAGGGTCTTGCGCCTTACGATCTGGTGAACCGCCTGCAAATTATCGCCTTTTCAAACGAGCGTGTGGCCATTAATTTACCGTCAGACGATCGCCGCTGGTGCGTCATCTGGTCCGACGCCGGACGCATGACTGATGCCGATGGCGCGCGTATCTGGGCGTGGCTTGAGTCGGGCGGTAAGAGCGCCGCCGCCGCGTGGCTTCACGCTCGTGACGTGTCCGCGTTTGCGCCTGGCGCTACGCCTGCGATGACCGAAGCGAAGGCCATTATGGTCGAGGCGGGTATGAGCGGCGCAGAATCGTTTCTTGTCGACCTTATGCGGCATCGCCTGGGTGAATTCTCTAAGGGCGTCGTGGGCGCGCCGTGGCATGCCTTGTGTGACCGCCTGCAGGGGTCCTCGCCCTCAGGTATGCGCGTAGTACAGCCGGCCCTTCTACACGCATTAAAAGAAGCCCAATGGGTCGATATGGGCCGCATAGCGTCGCGAGACTATTTGACGAAAAAGCATATTTTTGTGGCGCCGGACATGGTCGGGGTTTCCCGGTCGGACCTGCGCCGCATGGTCGAGACGACGCCGCCCGTATCAGTGCGCTTAGTCAAGTAAGAAAGCCCCTCACGGGGCTTGTTTATAGGTCTAGGACCGCCACCAGTAGGGCGGCGACCAATAGGGCGAGGGCTACAGTCATAGAAAAGCCTTAGCCCTCATAAGCGCGCCCGTAGTGTCGCCGCCGCTTTCAACCGCTTCAACTAAGCCCATAAGCGCCGCCCGTAGTTGCGCGGCGGTCGCCTTGAATGGTTTGGCCTTCGTCAATGGCGCTACATAGTCCGCGTCCAGTTCCTCCAGCACTTCGGGCGTGGTGGCGTCCAGCATGGGCGCGGCGCGGTCGGCGTAGTCAAATAACCATTCTTTAAGCTGTAATCGTCCATTAATCGCCGCATATTCAGTCAAATAATCGCGGGTTGTCATACCTGCATAACTTATCGGATAATCGCGGCGCATGGCATTGTGCTTTGAATCAACCTTAATTTTAATCTTTGGCGGCTTTGCAGCTAACGCGCGGTATGCTTGCGCGTTCTCAGGCTTGACCGTGTAACGTGTTGTTTCGTGTGTAAAAGTAATCATTTTCATTTGCTCCATTGGTTAGCCATTGCGTCTGCGATTCCCTGATAGGTTTCGCTCCTGATCTTCCACCTGTTGGCACTAGGTGGGAGTTTGTTTTGACCTGAGTCAGTTTGATTGCCCCACCTTTTGCGCCCATCAACCAGACGCGGGGGCATGTGCTTGGTAGGCGTGAGCAGGGGTAAGCCTTTTAACCATAGACAAGTCGTTTTACTCGCGTCATGCCCGAACTGATGCGGGTGGATCGTCTGGTCGGGTTTGCGTATGCGCGTACTGATGCACCCGATAGGATTTTCCAAGGCGATACGGGCGATGGGCGCGTTTAGTAGCCGCCGCACGAAGTCGAGCGCGTCCTCTGTTTGCTGTGCGCGCTCCGGTCGGCGCTTGTTCCAATGCAGCCCACTGGCGCAAAGGTAAGTACAAGGTGGATGCGCGATCATCAAGTCCCATCCATCGTTGATGATGTCCATCACGTCCCCTTGGTAGTGTGGCCCGTCCGCGTCAGTCGGCAGCAGGTCGCATGACATGGCGTCATGGCCTGCGCGCCTGAACGCGTCCCGAACGGTGCCCGAATACTCGCAAGCTACTAGGACGCGCATGCTGTAACCCCTTTAAGAAAATTGCGAACTGTTGCCATGTCTTCGGCGGATACCGTCCAAGCAGGGACACCGCCGTCCAAACACAGGCCGCAATTGCTACCGTCGAGAATGGTGTCGACGTAGTAACGCGAGACGAACTGCCC